GGCAATATATCACAAAAGTGTTAGTTTGTCAAGTGTTTTATCAATATCCCGATATAATGTCTAAAACTTCGTGTTCATCTTCTTCATATTCTTGTTGGTAATTACTCATTGCAAGCTGGTCTACGTACGCTAGGGAGTCAATCAAGTCATCGTGGACGCCTGTGGCAGGGAACATGATGTACTGATCCTCAAACTGTTTCCAATCCTCATCCTTGTTGAGCGAGATCCTTCCGTGCTCAAAGCGCCCTTGGAGAGCCCATACAACCCTATCTGTCTTCTTCTTGTTACCGTGAGTCAGGTCATGGATGTGGGTGTAGACGTTGTTCTTCCTCATCAAGTCCTGAAGGTAGTGCATCACTGCGTTCTTCAAGGCTCCACGCTCAATACCGACAGCTACAGGCTGGTACTCCTTGACAGCTAGGAGGATCTTAGAGGCAGTCTCTCTAATGTCCCAACGCCCGTGGATGATCTTCTTGACCCACCAATCCCCGTTGTCTAGTATCTTGCAGACTGTAATAGCGGATTCATCTAGTCTTTTCTTGGATGCACCAGCGTTCTTAGCCACGTCCTCAAAGCCAGCTAAGTCAATCGCAATAACGTAGTCACCGTATTGAGGCTCATCTTTGTACTTTAACCATTCCTCTTTGAATAAGTCAGATCCAGCTGTATCGAAGCTAGACAGGTATTCCTGCTTGAAGGCAAAGGAGCTCAAGGTTCTCTTAGCAGCCTCAATCTCCTTAGGATCGATAGTCTCGTTGTCTTGGGTAGTGAAGTGCCATGACTGCCACTCTTCGTCAGTCTCCTCTTGACCGAGGTTGAACAGATCGTAGAACCAGTTACGTCCACTAGGGGTAGAAATAAATAGAGCTCTACCCTTCCTGTCAGACAAGGAAGCTCGGATGATCTTCTGCCATGTGTCTTCCTTAACGAAGGCACACTCGTCTAGGACAACGTAGGTAAGCGAGACACCACGTAGAGAGTCAGGATTATCAGCACCTCTAACAAGTATTTTTCTTCCATTTATCAGGCTGATCTCTAGGTTATTCACGTGAGAGGACTTAATAACTGGACGACCTAAGTCATTCAGCAAGTCCCACATAATCGTTCTAGCTTGTCCTAGAGTAGGCGCTATGTACATCACAGCTGAGCCTTCAGGACAGTTTAAACCCTCTATGAGCAGGGTCACAGCTGAGAGCCTACTCTTACCACACCTTCGTCCAGCAGCTACTACCTTGAAGCGCTTGGTGGACTTAAAGACTTCCTGCTGCCATTTAAGGAGTTCAAAGTTAAGTGCTGTCATTCTTTAGCTTCTACGTCCGTGATGTCAACTTCAATATCATCTTGTTCAACCACTGTCCCAACCTGAGTAAGACCAGTAATGTTAATGCTAATAGAAGGAGTACCGCCATTGTTTCCCTTAGCTGTATCAAACGCAGATGCTGGAACAATTCGGTCAAGAACTAGCTTCATAGCTGCCATTTGACCCGTGTGTTCGTCATTCAAGGCAATCTCAAAGACTTTCTCTAAAACCCTAGCTGACTTAGGTGAAGCCAACATTCTTGAGCGATACTCGGCAAGGATTGCGTTGTCGCCTTTAGGCCTACCACGAAGTTCTCTACCGCCTTTCTTTTTTGCAGCCAGTTCAGACTTTGGAGGACGACCTGCTTTACGTTTAGCTACTTCTTCGGTCATGCTGTAGTCTCCCACATATCAGGCCAACTACGGTTACTTTTACTAATATTATCAACAGCAGGAATCACACAAAGATTAGCTTCTACGTGGAGTCCACATACTGTCTTACCTTTTAAAGGAACAACATGGTCTACGTGGTACAACACACCCATTACGTTTGTACACCACTGAGCTAAAGCGTATTCTGTTTTAATCTTACTTTTATCAGCCCATGTAGGCGTTGCAGATAACTTTAAGGCTTTTCGTTTAGCTGTCTTAGCAACGTCATATTCTTTATGTTCATTCCGCCACTTCTTACTACAAGCACGTGCTTTATCTAAATTACTTTCACGCCACGCTTTAACAAGACTATTGGTGCATTGTTTACAGATAGACTGTAATCCATCCTTGGTTTTCTTATTATTACCAAAAGACAATAAATTTAGGTCTTCTTTACAAGACGTACATTTCTTGATGATTTCCATGTTTACCCTTTCAGTAAGGACATAGACAGTTAAAAAGGACAAAGACACTATAAAGTAGCTTTATGTTAACTTTTATGAAACTTAGTTAAAGTTAGTATAAAGTTAATTATAGTGGATTATAGAGTTAAAAGTCAGTAGTAAGACCACTCTATTGTCAATACACCAAGTGAGCACCTTAGTCAACTTGATCGAAACTTTAAAGTCATCTTGTATAACTTCATAGATCATTATAGTGGTCTTTTCTAAGAAGTCAAGCTTTATTTTAACTATTTAGCAACTATCTTGTCTCTCTATCTTCATAGGGCTCTTGTGAACACTTTAGAGACTCAAGCGACCCTATGCAAGGCTTCCGTGTACAGATTAGGGTCTTCATTAGTGTTGTATTAACACAACAGATCTATAAAGTCTCTATGTCCATGATCTTTAAGGTCTTTTTAGTTACTTTGATGTCTTTTCTCCTATGCTCTTTTTTGTGTATTTTAGAGGGTACTGCAAAAGTAAACACAGTAGCTTACCCCTCCCCCCCTATCATGTCACCTAAGAGACTAGTCAGGTTCTAGTCAGGTACACTAATGACTAACGAGTCAGTAAAGCCATGCGTGAGTTATCCACAGGTTATGCACATGAGGGCAGAGCGTAGGACGATGAAGCACCTATTCAGCACTACTAAGTACTACAGGGTAAACACCTAGATTCACATTATGAAACTTGAGGTGTTAATAACATGTGCACAACTGGGTAGTTATCCACAGACTAAACAAAGTGGTGCATAAAAGACACCATAACAGTGCATCAGTGCATCATAATGGTGCATAGTAAGTGTAGCATATAAACAACACTGAGCATATAAGCATTACATTCAAGGGCTACAGTGTACGTCACGAACTACAAAGCATTACATAATCTAAGTTGGCATGGTCATTGCAATAGTCAAAGGGTAAGCATTCAATCAATCAATCAACTAAGGGTTACATCATGCCAAATAAGACAATAGACAATATTATCTATATCCTAGGGTTTATCGCTATACTTGTCGTATGGCTTACCGCTTAAGATAAGCATTCATTCATTCATCAACGCATCAACTAAGGTTCAGATCATGCAACAATCATTCAAGCGCTCTAAAAACCTATTGTCTATAAGTGCCGATAGCAAAACAATCAAAGGTGAGAAGATCGGGTATCTCACCGGTATCTTATATCTCGCGCCCGCAAATACAACAAAATACAATGTGTGTTCAATGGCACATAAGGCACAATGCGCCGTGGCGTGTCTCTACAGTGCTGGGCGTGGCGCATTCAGTAGCGTACAACAAAGCCGCATTGATAAGACACTGTACTATTTCGAAGCACGCGAAGCATTCATGCAACAACTGTTCAAGAATATCAAGGCACTGATCACCAAAGCAGAATCAAAGGGTTTAAAACCTTTGGTACGTTTAAACGGTACGTCAGATATTCGCTGGGAGAATGTACCCTTTGAATCGTATGCTAACATTTTCGAAGCATTCCCGAACGTCCAATTTTATGATTACACTAAGGACGCGAACCGCAAGGACTTACCCGCAAATTACGATCTAACATTCTCTTATAGTGGCGTGGCGTCATTCAGTCCTTACGTATTTAAGGCACAATCAAAGGGTATGCGCATGGCGGTTGTATTTCGTAAAGCAGAGAATATCCCGCAAGTGTTCAAAGGGATTCAAGTTGTATCAGGTGATAATTCGGACGTGCGCCACTTGGATGAACACGGCGTCATTGTGGGACTGTACGCAAAGGGCGCGGCTAAGCGCGATAACACTGGCTTTGTAGTTAACTAAGGGGATAATTATGTTCAGAATTCAAGCATACAATAAACGTACTGATCACATTGAAATAGTCATTGTTGATTCTATGGACGAGCGCATGCGTATCATTAATGGCATGCGTGAGAATCCGGATTATGGCCTTGTGACGTTCGAACACAATCCAAGGGGTTCATTCTATAGGTAAACTGTAAACGTACACTGTAAGCCCTTAATTCTAGGGTTTACGGGGTAACTTTGCCCTTCATCATCTAAGGATCAGATTATGCTAGTGTTCAATTACGAATCTAAAAAAG